ATTATATAATCATCCGGAAATCCCTGGCATCCGTACAACTCTTTCGGTTCTAACATTCTCAGCCCGATATCTACGATCTGGTAATCCACACCCTCGATTGTCACAAGTCCGAATCTGTCTTTGGTCGTAACCGTATCAAGTGGTTGCTCTATATCCTGTCCTGTGGCATCGCCGTAGTATTTAATCAAAAACGCTCTGACTTCCCCAAAATGCCCCGGTGATGTAGTAATGGTATGTAATGGTTCTCTCATATCCTGCCCGGTGCCGCTCTTATAAAATTTACTTAAAAACGATGTAACCAATCCGTACCGGTTCGAACCATCCACGGTCATAATCGGATCTTTAATTGTCTGTCCTCTGACTTCTCCCTGCGCCGTCTCGGAATGATATTGAATCAGAGTTGGGCTGATAAGGCAATGTTCATTCTTGCTCACAATCGTTGTAAGGGGCTCCCTTACATCCTTACTCCGATCCTTTGCGAACCCGGTCTGCCCGATCTGTACCATGTATGGCTCCACAATCCCGTAACCATGCTTTCCGGTGATTGTAGGCATCGGCTCTCGGATGTTGTTCGGTCTGCGCTCACCGCCGTGGTTGCACTGGATTATAAATGGTTCTGGATTATCAAGGACGAACTTTTTTAATCCCCTTGCAATCCGATCCATTGTTTTCTTTGCTAGCGGACGAACCGCCCGGATGCCGTACTTTTCTTTTATTTCTTCCGATGTGTCAAAAATGCTCGGACATGGCCGGCTGAAATCAATCTGTGTGTACGCTCCAACATATGGCTTTAACAGTCCAGCTTTTACCGCTTCGCTATCCGCAGGGGCGTGTGTTGGTTCCGGCCAGACAATAGGTTTGCCATCACATCTAGCGATCATAAAAAATCTTTTCCGCATGGTTGGCGCTCCGTAATCCGCAGCAATCAGCTCACGGAACTCTACTTCATAGCCAAGCTCCCGAAGTTGCTGCACAAACCGCTCAAATGTCTTCCCTTGTTTATGCTTAATAGGATGATGCCGTCTGTTTAATGGTCCCCATGTTTTAAATTCTTCTACGTTTTCCAACATGATCACTCTCGGTCTCACCAGTCCCGCCCACCGGCAGGCTACCCATGCAAGACCACGAATGTTTTTATCCTTTGGCTTTCCGCCTTTCGCCTTTGAAAAGTGCTTGCAGTCCGGTGAGAACCATGCAAGTGCTACAGGATGTCCCTTGCAGGCTTTTACCGGGTCGACCGCCCAAACGTTTTCGCAGTAGTGCTTTGTGTTCGGGTGGTTTACTTTATGCATCCGGACGGCTTCTGGATCGTGGTTGATCGCAATATCCACACTATATCCGGTTGCCAGTTCTATCCCGGTAGAAGCTCCACCGCCACCGGCGAAGTTGTCTACTATCAATTCTCCGTTAATCATGGCATCACCTCCAGGAAGTCCTCGATCTGCATCTGTCCTTCCAGATCATCCGCATCTCGCTCACATTCTTCGCACATTGCTCTTTCTTCGTCCGTCATATTTCTCTCATTTTTAATTTCAATTACAAATGCCGGATAAGTAAATTCTTCATCTGTCATTATTATGACTGTTTTTGGCTCGTATACCTTTCTCTTTTTTGGATTTGCACATACGATACTTACTGGTGCATCATCCGGAAAACTGTTTACATATTCTTTTAATTCACTATTCTTCATTTTCTCCGAAAGGAACCTGGCGCGCCTTTTATCCGGATAGGTTCCGGCTCCTTTCTTTTTATTGTTATTTTCTTATGACTGTTGTAAAATATTGTCAAAAAGGAGGGTTTTTATGTTACGTTCTATAGATGCCAAAAATATGATTGATTCAAAAAATTGTACAATCAAAGTTGATGATAAAGATATCACCGAATGTCCTTTGTGCCACAAATCTTTTGCTCCTATTCCACTTTTTGCATGTGTTTATAAGTTAGATGATTCAGTTACATGCGCTAGTGTTGTTTATTTTTGTAGAGACTGTGTTTCTCCATTTTTTGCTCACTATTGGATTTCAAATGCATCTTTATACAACAATGCTATTATCTATAACTCAGCTATATTTCGTTATGTTGAGCCAATAAAATTTGCTAAAACAGTTTTTGACAAAAATATCATTGAACTTTCACCTCTATTTGACAAAATATATAATCAAGCTCTTGCTGCTGAAGCATCCGGTCTTGATGAAATTGCAGGTCTTGGTTACAGGAAATCCCTTGAATTCCTAATAAAAGATTTTGCAATACATGAAAATCCGGATGCCGAAGAAAAAATCAAATCTATGCCACTTGCAGCTTGTATCAAAAACTTTATTGATTCTCCTAATATAAAAACATTAGCTACTCGGTCTGCTTGGATAGGCAATGACGAAGCTCACTATATCCGGAAGCAAGAAGACCGAGATGTGAATGATATGAAATCATTCATCCAAGCAACCGTTTACTTCATTAGCATGATTCTGATTACAGAAGATGCAGCAACTATGGAGCCAAAATAGATTCTTCTACCGCTTTTGCCTCTTGTTCAATCGCAGAAAGGCAAAGTTGTGTATCCATTTCAGCGAGGAAATTTCCTTCAAGGTCCCAGTACTGAACAACATTACGTACTGGGTCTTTTTCTGTTCCAAGTCCTCTTTTTGCCTTTGTTTCAATTACCTGAATTACTTTTGCACTTTTAACTCCATCAGGTCTAACCATAATTATCTCCTTCCTTGATTTCTATACGAAAAACAATTATTATAAGTTTGTAATTAGCGCCATATACATTACTACTCACAATGTTTTTATCCTGTTGCTCCGTCATGTGGTCGAA